ATGGGTTTGGTAAATGTACCTCTACATACGGGTTGATGTGTTTTGAAAATATGAAGTTAGTAACCTCTTGGGGGGAGATAATGACGGTTAAACCTACTCATTATTTACATCATGAACTTGAAGACCTTTACCCTATAGAAAACCCTAAAATATGGACTCTTTATGATGGGCAATGTGAAGACAATAGCTACTAAATTTCAAGTTAGGAATGAAGTTAGGGGATATTCTCAACTTGAATCCCACAACTTCCCTAACTTGAAATTCAAAAGCCGTGAAACACGCTAGAATACTGAAGTTGTGAAGTTAGGAAGGAAGTTAGGGAATATTCTCAACTTGAATTCCACAACTTCCCCAACTTGAAACTATAAATACCAGAAAATCAACAGGTTAGAGCAATTTCAAGTTGTGAGAAAGTTGAGGGTAAAAAATCAAGTTAGGAACTGCCACAACTTCGATGATCATGCGGTTTGTGGGGCATATTTCAAGTTAGGAGAAAAACCCCCCTTTATAAATAAAGGGACTTTTTAAGAAGCCCGCTTATTTAAAGGGATAGTCCGCGTGGGTAAAAAAGCAGTGATAAAATTTAAAACAACAAAGGAGGATAGAAAATGAAAAAACCGGAAATCATCAAACCGAATCTGAAAGATAAACGCCCAATAGCGAAATTCTACCGCTGCTGGCTGGATGACGTCAGCAGAGGAGTTACGCTGCAAAAGTGCCGAGGGATCAATACAGAGCAGTTTAGAGCGGCTGACCGGCTGGTTTGCGATTATCAGCGGGCTTTCATGATGGGAGGCCGGGACGCATCAGAGGTGCAGCTCAAAAGGGAATATTTTCGCAGTCACCGAATAGAAACTCAGGCGCAGGCTCTTCATGATCACAAGGCGGTTATAAGCAGGCTTGGATGGAAATCGCAAGAAATTCTGGAGCACTTTTGCCTGTTTGAGCTGACTATCCGCGAGTATGAGCTGCAGCAAGTGCCACAGTGGCCAAAGGGTGCCGGCACCGCAAGATTACGTGAGGCACTGGATGAGCTGGTAGAGGTCTATCGCCAAAAACCATATAAAAACTTAACTGACAGTAAAATTATTTAAATTAATTTAGCTCATGTGTGCGGCTTTCAAAGGCGGGTCACTTAACTGTAAGTTAAATTATCTCAGAGGCTATTGCAAGGCAGGTAAACCTTGGGTTATAATGGTATGTAACGGTGGAATAGTAAGCCTTCAGAGCTTTAACCAACAAAAATTAAGAGGGAATCATGGCAGTAATCAGAGAAGAAAGAAGCAACAGCAGATTTAACCAGCTCTTGGCACCGGTGGCGATTGCCGCCGATAAGGCAGACATAGAAGCGCTGGATATAACAGGCTTTGACAGCGCAAGCTTTACTGTGATGATTGGAGCAGCCAATGTTGAGCCGGCAGATGACAAGCACGTGCAGATCAGGCTGACTCATTCAAACGATAATGTGAACTTCACAGATTGCCCTGACAGCGAAGTTTTAGGCAGCGTGTCCGGCCTGCTGGCCAGCGGTACCTTTGCCCACCTGAAAGCGGCGCCTGCAGCGAATACGGCTTATATGGCGGCTTATATCGGTGACAAGCGTTATGTCAGACCAGTAATCAAGGTAACGGGTGATCTTGGAACAGGCGTAATCATAGGAATCGGTGCCATGTTGCAGGGTACCAAATACAGACCTGTAGAGTAGGTTTATATGACTTTTACGGTAGATATCAGAGCCGACATAGCTAAAATAGCCCGCTGCATGGATAATATGGAAAAGAAGCAGTTGCCTTTTGCGGTTAGTTTGACTTTAAATAAGCTAGCAGTCAAGGCACAGGAGGATATTTGCGGGAATGTGCGGAAAGTTTTTAACAACAGTAACAGATGGTACGATAAGCGTCAAAGAACAGGGATCAAAGTTAGTTTTGCGGATAAACAGCAGTTAGTAGCATCGGTTTATACCAGAGCCCACTTTGCCTTTATTCAAGAAGAAGGTGGCATAAAAAAGCCTTATTCCGGCAGCAATCTTGCCGTACCGACCGGTAATATTCCAAAAAAACAAAGGAGTTCAAAAGCACTAAGAGCAGCCCAAGGGGATCGTAGCATCTTCAGGCTTGGCAGCACTATCTACAAGAGGATTAGTAATCAAAAATTGCAAAGGTTATATAGCCTTACGCCACAAGCAAAGATCAAGCCGAGGTTTGGCTTCAAGAGAATAGCCGTAAGCAGCTTTAACAAAGGCTTTGACAGAGTGTTTACCGAGAGCTTTAACTATGCAATGAGGACAGCAAGATGACGTAAAAGCAGCTCTAGAGAAGAACAGCAAGGCTTGAATACTAGCATCTAAGGTACTCCCTGAGACTTGCAACCGTGGGTAACTGGCCACCCCGCGCCCTTCCTAGCGACAAAAAATTTTTACGCATTTCGTTTCGGCCTTTATAATAAATCCTTTAAGAATAAGCCTTATAGACTTTAAAACAGCGAAATAAAACGATATACCGATTGCACTTCAAGGACGGGGACAATCTATCACCTCCCTTTAACTGTACGAAAAAATCGTACAATTATCACGGATTGAACTGTCGACAATTTGTCTGCATTTTACTTTAACTCCATATATAAAACATGAACACCAACGATAAAGTATCAGATATTGCCAAGGCTCTATCTTTAAGTGAGCGGCGGGTGCAGCAGTTAGTACAAGAAAGAGTGCTACCTGCTCCAATTAATAGCAGTTACAATTTATCCGGTTGCATTAAAGCTTACGGACAATATTTGCTGGAAAAACAGATGATCAAAAGCAATAGTGGTAGTGATCTGGCAACTGAAAAATTACGCCTACTCAAAGCTCAGGCGGAAAAAGCTGAATTGGAGCTGGAGGTTTTAAAGGACAAATATATCGAGGTTTCGGAAGTAGAGTTCAGCTGGAGTAATCTTGTGCTGGTTTTTCGTGCGAGGATGCTGGCGATACCAAGTAAGCTGGTAAGGCCACTGGCCGCTGCCTGTAGTGACTTCGCTAAAATCGAGAAGATTTTGGAAGACGAAATTTACGACGCCTTAACGGAGCTTAGCAAACATGGCGATGAAGAAGATTCAGCTAACCCAAGCAGTCAGCAGAAAGTTGACTCCGCCCCCGAAGCTGACAGTCAGCGCATGGGCTGATAATTACCGTAAATTGTCAAGTGAGGCTTCAGCTGAGCCGGGCAGATGGAACACCGCCAGAGCTCCATATCAGCGGGAAATCATGAACGCAATAAATGATCCTGCTATTGAAACGGTGGTAGTGATGTCATCGGCGCAGGTGGGCAAGACTGAGATCATTAATAATATTGTAGGATACTATATTCACCAAGACCCGGCGCCAATGCTGGTAGTGCAGCCAACTGAAAAACTGGCTGAAAGCTGGTCGACTGATCGTCTGAGCCCCATGCTGCGGGACAGTGAGGTTTTTAGGGATTTAATCAAAGATCCAAGGAGCAGAGATTCAGGTAACAGGATACTTTACAAGCGTTTCCCGGGCGGTCAGATCACGATGGCCGGTAGCAATTCGCCGTCATCACTCGCCAGCAGACCCGTGCGGTTAGTACTTTGTGATGAAGTTGACAGGTACCCCGCAAGCGCAGGCTCAGAGGGCGACCCGGTGAATTTGGCGAAGAAAAGAGCTACTACTTTTTGGAACAGGAAGATAGTGCTAACTTCCACCCCTACAATCAAGGATTTAAGCCGCATTGAACAGGCTTATTTGCAGAGTGATCAGCGGCGTTACTATGTGCCCTGTAAATCCTGCGGGGAGTATCAGACTCTTAAATGGGGACAGTTAAAGTGGGAAAAGGATAGAACTGAAAAAGCCCATTATGTTTGCGAGATAAACGGTTGCGTTTTACAGGATACGGATAAGCCGGCAATGCTGGAAAAGGGAGAATGGCGGCTTGAGGGGGTAACAGGCAATATTGCCGGTTTTCATTTAAATGAGCTTTACTCCCCTTGGGTGCCGTGGTCAAGGATTGTTTCTGAATTCCTGAGGGCTAAACTTAGCCCTGAGCTTCTTAAAACATGGATCAACACCACCCTTGGCGAGACATGGGAAGAAGGCGGCGATAGGGTCGATGAAACTTCCCTCCTTAGCCGTAAAGAAAACTGGGGCGATGTGGCTCCCGGCGGCGTGGTGGTTATAACCGCTGGTGTTGACGTACAGGATGACCGTTTGGAAATTGAAATTGTTGGCTGGGGCATCCGTGAGGAGAGCTGGTCACTAAAATTTCCGGTAATACATGGAGACCCCGCAAGGAGTGAGGTGTGGGATGATTTAGATATATTACTTGAGCAAACTATTCCCCATGAAAGCGGTATTAGCTTGCGTATATCCTGCGTCTGTATTGACTCAGGCGGTCATCATACACAGTCCGTCTATGCTTACTGCAAAAAAAGACAGCCACGCAGAATATTCGCCGTTAAAGGCTCATCAATTAGCGGCAAGGCTTTAGTTGGCAGACCGACTAATGCTAACCGAATGCGGGTAAAGCTTTTTGCAATCGGTACTGATACGGCAAAAGAACTAATTTATAGCAGGCTTAAAATTACTGAACTTGGAGCAGGATACTGCCATTTTCCGAGCTCTTATGACGAGGATTATTTTAAGCAGCTGACAGCCGAGAAAGTGGTGACACGTTATAATAAAGGATTCCCTGTGCGTAAATGGGAAAAGCCGGCAGGAAGGCGTAACGAAGCTCTTGACTGCAGGGTTTATGCCTTGGCTGCCTTGCATATACTGAATCCCAATTTAGAGCTGCTTGCAGCCAAGTTAAAAAAGGAAAAACCACAGCAGCAAGCAACTGATCAAATAAAACATACAGACCCTATTACTTCAAGTAAATTTTTAAATTTTAAAAGAGACGCAAAAGCCGGTTTTGTCAAGAACTGGTAACAGGTTATTTAAATCCATGACAACATTAAATATTGAGCCCAAATTTTTCACGGCAGGTGACAGCGTGGAATGGGAGCGGCAACTGGAAGCTTACCGACCTAGCGAAGGTTGGGGGTTATTTTACTCTTTCCGCAATTTTGAAAGCAGCTTTAACGCGGCGGCTCTACCGAAAGCCGATCATTACCATGTTACCTTAAGTGCTAAGGAAACGCTGCAATATAAAGCAGGTATCTATTGGTGGCAGGTTACCGTATTTAAAGCTGAAGATCAGCAAACGATCTTAGAAGGAACGCTTGAGGTTAAGCCCAATTTAGCTTTGCTTGATAATTATGACGGGCGGTCTCATGTCAAAAAGACACTGGAGGCTCTGGAGGCTACTATTTTGGGTAAAGCCAGCCGTGATCAGCTTTCTTATAGCATAGCGGGTCGCAGCCTCTCACGCCTTAACCCTCTGGAATTACTTAAATGGCGGGATGTTTACAGGGCGGAACTGGTAAGGTAGATAAATCAGGCACGGCTAAGTCAGGGGCTCAAGTCAGGCGGCCTAATTAAAGTCAGATTCAGCAATTCATGAAACTCTTTAACTTCTTTAAGCCCAAAGCTGCAATAAAGAGAAAGTACGCAGCC